CAAGAGAGTTAAAAAATAAAAACGGTTTAGATTTGATAATAATAGACTACCTACAACTCTTAAAAACAACCGAAAAACATCAAAACAGGGAACAAGAAGTAGCTGCAATGAGCCGTGACATAAAGCTAATGACGAACGAATTTAAGATACCGATTATCCTGTTGGCACAGCTGAATAGACAGGCTGAGGGAAGAAGACCTGCATTAAGTGATTTGCGTGAATCGGGCGCTATCGAGCAGGATGCAGATAATGTATTATTTCTGTACAAGCTTTCCAGGAAAGAAATTGAGAAGATGAAAGGAAGGCAGCGTAACATAGCTGAACAAGTAATATCAAAAGGTGCGGATTTTGTGGAACTGATTATAGCGAAACAGCGGAACGGACCTTTGGGGACGGTATATTTGGGATATGTGCCTTCAAGATTGATGTTTCAAAATCTAACGGATAGGAGTGCGTGAAAATGAGGGGTTTAGAAGGAAATGCAAATGTACAGGCGATTAAAGCTATAAACCGGAGGATTAAGAAAGTTTTCCTTCACACGGATTTAGATGATGAAGAGAGCAAAAACCAAAGCAGGTTGAGTATTAAACGGCTAATAGAGGAACGGAAGAGGTTATATGAGGCTGGCATTATAGACGAACTCCGTGGAATCAAAGATTTGAAAAAGCAATATCTATACAGTCATGAGCCTCAAATTATTGTGGATGATGAATTTGGCAAGGAGGTTGATGTTGAGTGACAATAAAAGAACTTTGTAAGAAAGCCCATAGTATGGCAAAAAAGAAAGGATTCTGGGATATTGAAACAGAGATAGATAATGAGCTGAAAACATCAATCTATCTCTCTGAAGAAGAAATTGTAAAATATCGAAAAAATATAAATCAAGCTTTTATAACACAAAAATTAATGCTGATTGTTTCTGAGTTAGGTGAAGCGGTTGAAGCTCTTAGAAACTGTAATAAAGAAAACTTCGAGGAAGAAATTGCTGATGTGTTCATTCGGCTGGGTGATTTTTGCGGTGGTTACAATATAGACATAGAGAAGGCAATAAAAAAGAAAATGACCGTAAACGAAAAAAGACCGTATAAACACGGGAAACAATTTTAGGAGGTGACGGTATGAATATAAAACAAGCGAACTTTAATGAAGCGGTCTATAAGACAGCTAAGAAAATTGCTGAAATGCTCATAAAGAAAAGGCTTGATTACGGCAACGAAAACTTAAAACCGTTCGGCGAACTGGGGATTTTGATTCGTGTATATGACAAGCTGTCGAGGCTGAAAAATCTGCTATACGACAATCCACATATGCTATACGACAATCCACATAGAAAGCCCAAAAATGAGACGGTGGAGGATACTTGGCTTGATATAGCAGGTTATGCAATACTGGCACTTATGATGAGGGAAGGAACTTTAGACTTGCCAATTAAGGAGGTTGTTGGTGAAAATGACTAGCGCAAAAGACATATTAAAGCTTCAAATTCAAAAAGTTCAGGAACAGCTTCAGCAGGCAGAGCAAAACCTTGACTATGCAGAACCAGAATTCATTGAAGCAGCGATATATGAGATATATGCACTGAGGAAGAAGCTTGAAGCGCTATATCGAAAGGCTAGGAGTGAGTGTGCGTGAATTGCCAGGAGTGCACTCATCAGATGTGCTGTAGGAAATTCGCAGTTTTGCTCACGCCGGAAGAAGCACGTTCCGGTTTCTACAGGATTGACTGGCACGGGTGGATCCCAGGAGCCAGGGCAGCAATGCTGGCAAAAAAGAAAAATGGCGACTGCTGGTATCTGACCGAAGATGGAAGGTGCAGTATATATGAGAACAGGCCCCAGGTATGCAGAGAGTTTGACTGTGAGAAAGATGAAAGGGTGAAAGCTGTTGTTTAAAATAACGATTCCAGGTAGGCCGAAACCTAAACGGAGACCTAGATGGGGGAAGGGGATGAAAGTATATACGCCTCCTGAAACGGCAGAATACGAAAAGCTGATTGCATATACAGCCCGGCAGAAAACAAAAGGGAAAATTCTGTTCAGCAAACAGGACATAGCTGTTTACATCAAACTGTATTTCAAAAACAAAACATTTGGCGACCTAGATAATTACGGGAAGAGTGTTTTGGATGGGTTACAAGGTGTAGTTTTTGAAAACGACAAGCAGGTTGCAAAGCTCAATATTGAGCGTTACGTAGACAAAAACGAACGTGCGGAAATTGAAATCAGGGAGGTAGGCTGATATGAACGAAAAGATACTTTGGGCAGAGAAACAGTTTGGGCCAGGTATTGTTATTGATGATAAACATTATATTAGCGAAAGGACATTTATCGAAAAGTGTAAAATTTGCGATAAAGAAGCTAGAGCAAGATATGCGATTGTGAATGGTTACGGATTTTATCTGTGCGAAGAGTGCAGAGAAACAATAAATACTTTATCACACGATTTGGAAGAATTAAGGCAAATGCAAAACCTCATTGAAAGACTGAGAGGACGGGAAACAAAGATGGAAAGAGAAGATAGAACGGAGGTAGGCTGATATGGTATGTTCTGCATACAAAGGCAAGGAGCTGAAAGAAGCGTTTAAACGGATAAAAACTGTTGATGGCACCGTGAGAGATGATGCATTTTACATAATCCGGAGTATAGAACCCGTTGATAATCAGTTAATGGCAGTTGTAGAGGAAATTAGATTTTAAGGAGGTATGTTGATATGAAATTTTTTAGCGATGGTTATGTAACCATAGTTGCAAAAAGCAAAAAAGAAGCTGTTCAGTTATATCTTGAGCAAGATTTTGGTGATGAAGAAACAATTGAGTTTCTTGAAGAAATTGACCCAACCAGAAAAACAATGTTGTTTCCAATAGATGAATTACCTAAAAAATACTATGATGAGGATAAATATCCAAGAAAAGATTGGTGCGGGCTTTACATTGGAGTTGAAATTCCTTTAATTGAAGCTATGAAATACAAAAAAGAAAAGCCCCCGTATGTCCTTTGTGTTTCAAGCGATTTGGTTTAACAAAAGCGAGAGTAAAAGCGAAATAGAAGGAGGTATCCTGAAATGTGGAGCCCATTCTACAGCGGCGTGATACTCGGGATGATAGCAGGCGGCGCACTCGGGGCCTTCACAATGGCCCTGGTGGCCGAGGCAAAAATAATTCACGATGTGAATCAGCGTATCACGATAGATAATTCTGAGTTTGAGGCGTTATGCGGATCTTTAGATAATACTGATCTCATAAATATTGGGCGTGAAAAAGAACCGCCAAAATGAATGGCAAGGAGTGATGATGATGAGACATACGATAAAAAGAGAAATTGTCAAGAGCTGTATGCTCTATGACAGTCTGAAAAGGCGTCTACAAAAGGCTAACGATGAACGACTGAAGCAAAAAGTATTGAAAAAGATAGAATTCCTAGAAGACAGGATAAATAAGCTTAGACAGTAGTATTACAATGAGATTAATTATCACCCATAAAAATTTCCAGGGAGGAAATCAAATGCTTAAAAGAGCAACATTTAGACATATAGAGGCTGAAATATATTCCTATGAAGAAACAAAAGAATATATAAAAAAACTAAGGGATGCAATAATTGAAGGTAGTACCCAAAACAATGAATATATTGGGGTCGCAGCTAGATCGGGATATAAGACAAGCTCGGTAGAAATCAAAGGAACCCTACTTGCAGATCATATCCTTCTAAATGAAATGACTAGAATTACAGATGCTATCCAGAAGGTATACAAACACCTCCCTGAAAGCAAACAAAAGCTGATGGAACTGAAATATTGGTCCAATGAAGATTATACTATCGAACAACTAGCAGAAAAACTGAATATTAGTGAGAGCACAGTGAAAAGATGGAGGCAGGAGATAGTTTACAGAGTGGCCATGATGTTAGGATGGAGATAAAGATGAACTTTTTTTGAACTGTTCATTAGCTAAAAATTGGTTTATAATCTAAAATAGGAAGTGATGGGGGTGGAGGTATATAAAGTGGTGGTACTTAAGGCGCATAACTCCCATGTTGGAAGAAGAAAAGCGCCAGATATAACTATCTTTGTAGGAGCAAATCACCCTTTTGAAGCAGAAAAGAAAGTTAGAAAGTTTATAAAGGGTATTAAGAAACATAGAATTATAGAGGTTTCTCCAGTAGCAAATCTTGAGCAAATTAAGCAGGGTTATTAGCCCTGCTTTTTATATATGCGTGGTGGAGATGATACCCATGGGTAAATGGTCGGAAGAAATAAAACAAAAAGCACTTGCACTTGCAGAAGCCACCTCCATAGGGGCAGCTGCAAAAGAAACCGGTATCCCTAAAACAACGATATGGAGATGGATACAGAAACGGAACGGGAACAAGCAAACGGAACGAAACGAAACACCCAAAAAAATAAAACAAATAGCCGAGGAAGCAACCCAAGAAGCTAAAGAAGAGGTTCGAAGATATATAGCCGATAAAGCAAAACGAGTAGCAGATAATATTCTGTCGATGGTAAGTAGTGCAGTAACTGAAGCTGAATTGGTGATAAAGTTAGGGCCTAAAAACGATGAACCAAATGCTGGATGGTTAAGGGCGCTTATAGGTGCTATAGCACAGGGGGTGGAAAAATATCAGCTATTGACAGGGAAACCAACCAGCCACCAACAGCAGTCCGGGCAGGTGGTGAGTAGACATGAATATGACATCACACAAAGGATTATCAGCGATCCAGAAACAGCAGAGCTTGCCGATAAACTCTTACGAAGAGCTGCAGACAGCAACGCCGGCATGGTTCGCACACACGGCAAGCCGTGGGATGTGGTATCCATTCGACCACCTGATGCTTCTGAACAGGAAGCTCCTTGATATTATAGCCGGTAGAACAAAACGATTGATGGTGTTCATGCCTCCACGGCATGGGAAAAGCGAATTTATAAGCCGTTATTTTACTGCATGGGTATTGGGGAAATTTCCGAACACCAGAATCATATTAGCAAGTTATGAAGCAGATTTTGCAGCGTCATGGGGGAGAAAGTCAAGGGACCTGCTCGAAGAATATGGTCCCAGTATGTTTGGAGTAAAAGTTTCTGATAAATCATCAGCGGCTAATAGATGGGATATAGAAGGTTATGAGGGAGGAATGGTTACAGCAGGCGTAGCAGGACCCATAACCGGGAAGGGTGCAGATATAGGAATAATAGATGACCCGGTAAAGAATGCCGAGGAAGCGAAGAGTAAAACGTATCAGGAAAGGACATGGGAATGGTATAAATCAACATTCCGAACGAGGCTCCATAAAAATGGAGCCATTATACTTATTATGACCAGGTGGGACGAAAATGATCTTGCGGGAAGGCTGCTTAAAAATGCTGAAGGGGATGGAGAAAAATGGGAAATATTATCACTTCCGGCACTGGCCGAAAAAAATGATCCGCTTGGAAGAAAGCCAGGCGAAGCACTCTGCCCCAATCTTTTTGACAGAAATGCACTTTTAAACATCAAACAAGCTGTCGGATCATACTGGTGGGCAGCACTCTATCAACAGAGACCAAGTCCTGCAGAAGGAGGCCTGTTGAAACGCAGTTGGTGGAAATTCTACAAAGAGCTACCGAGCAGATTTGATGAAGTTATACAATCCTGGGATATGACGTTTAAGGATACGAAGGATTCTGACTATGTTGTTGGCCAGGTATGGGGCAGAAAGGGAGCAGACAAATACCTGCTGGATCAGGTCCGGGATAGGATGGATTTCCCCACGACAATTCAAGCGGTTCGCAGTCTATCAAGAAAATGGCCACAGGCACATGCAAAACTGGTTGAAGACAAAGCCAACGGTCCTGCTGTCATAGCAACCCTTGAACATGAAATACACGGTCTCATACCGATTGACCCGCAGGGCGGGAAAGAAGCAAGGGCTTCAGCTGTATCACCTCAGATTGAAGCAGGAAACGTATATCTTCCCGATCCGAGTATTGCTCCCTGGATACACGATTTTATTGAGGAATGCGCTGCATTTCCGAACGGAGCACATGATGACCAGGTTGACGCTATGACGCAGGCACTTATCAGGCTAAGTGATATTGATACGGCAAGGGCAGATGAACTGCTGGCTGTATAGGAGGTTTAGCAATGGGCATATTCAGGAAAATTATGGAGAAACTTGGATATATTCCGAAATCAGAACAGATCATCAGGTATCTTTCAGACCCGTGGCAGAGGGGATATGGAGTAGACGCACCCAGCTATATTGATAACTACCTCAATCAGTATGGAGATGCCGGCTGGGTGTATGCCTGTGCAAACAGAATAGCAAAGAAGGCTTCGGCGGCTGAAATGAAGCTATATGCAAAGAAGTCAAACGGAGAGTATGAGGAAGTCAAACAGCATATATTCCTTGATGTGCTTGAAAGCCCGAATGAAGCAATGGATGAAGTGTATTTGAGATTCCTCATGCATCTCCATATGGAGCTTGCCGGAGAAGCATTCTGGTATGTTGTCCCGAATCAGGTTGGAGGACCATCTGCTATATATCCACTTATGCCGAACAGAGTAACTGTTGTCCCAGGAACGGAGAAATTGATACAGGGGTATATATACCAGGTTGGAAGCGAAAAAGTTTCGTTTGAAACAAATGAAATCATTCACTTCAAATACCCAAATCCTGATCCTGATGAATTTTTCCGAGGTGCAAGTCCTATCAAAGCGGCACGGTATGCAATAGCAACGAATCAGAATGCAGAGGAATGGAACTATCGATTCTTCAAAAACTCTGCAAGACCTGATGGATACCTTAAAACTGACAAAAGGCTTGATGATAATGAAGTAGAAAGACTGCGCAGGCTCTGGGAAAAACATCATAGAGGTGTGAAGAAGTCTCATAAGGTAGCAATAGCGCAGCAGGGGCTTGAATACAAGGAAGTAGGTCTCTCACACAAAGATATGGATTTTATACAACAGCTGGATAAAACCCGGGATAAGATACTTGCAATATACGGTGTTCCGAAATCAATACTGGGTCTTGTAGAGGATGTAAACAGGGCAAATGCTTTTCAGGATGAATTAAATTTTGCTACTTATACAATTAATCCGATTTTAAGATTTGTGGCAAGCACTTTAACCCAATTTCTAAAGAATAACTATGATGAAAAGCTGTATGTAGAGTTTGAAAATGTGGCGCCAAGAGACCAGGAACTTATTCTCAAAAAACACGAAACATACCTTAAATATGGAGTCTATACTATCAATGATGTAAGAGAAGAACTTGGCAAAAAACCGGTTCCATGGGGAAACAGGCCAATCCTTCCGCTTTCCATGGTTCCTTTGGGGTTTAGTGATGAAGACAGTGCAGAAGATCAGGAGAGAGCATTGAGGCAAAGATTGTTTGACCTAGAAAAATACAGACGTAAAAAAAAACTTTTGAGTTAGCTCAGAAGCTGTATGGAACAGAGAAAGCAAAACGTGATAGATGGAATGAATATGTTCAAAGGCTCATAAAACGGGAAAAGAGGTTCATGAGGGAACTCAAAAAACATTTTCAACGTCAGCAGGATGATATAAATAGACGACTGAGGGAGGTGTTCCAGGAAGGTGTAGATTCAGGAAATACGAAAGAAGCCAGTCCTCAGCCAACCGACCCGAGGATTGAGGAAATCATTTTCGATCAGCTTGAGGAAAGCCAGAAGCTTGCCAGACTTTCTATACCGTTTATAACTTCGGCAATATTCAACGAGAGTAAGGCCGTTGTGGTTGAACTTGATCTTGATTTTGAACTCGATGAAGGCGATCCGCAGCTAGTTATGTGGGCCAGAACACAAGCCAGCCTTTTCAGTGAACAGGTAACGCAAACAACCATTGGACAATTGAGAGCAACACTTGATGAAGGAATCAAGAATGGAGAAACCCTGGCGCAACTGACAGACAGGGTGAATCAGTTGTTCAAAGACAAAAAAACATGGGAAGCTGAAAGGATAGCCAGAACAGAGATTGCAAAAGCTTCAAGCATGGGAAGGCAGGTCACATTTGAACAGTCCGATGTGATTGAAGCAAAAGAATGGCTTGCAGCAGGTGATGAAAGGACCCGAGCAAGTCATCAGATATCCGGTCAACAGGTGAAGAAAGGGGAATACTTTACCCTGGGGTCTGGTGTGAGGACCATGGGCCCCGGGC